GATTTCCTTGCAATCGCTTTTATCTAAATGAGCGTTTGCATACTCTGCAACGATACGCTTAATTAAACTTACAAACTGTTCCGTATTCATTTCAAATCACCTCCTCAAAGTAAATGCCCACAAGCTGCGACGGTACATAGTGCAGTATAGTACCTTGACCGTTGCTGTCGTCGCGTATGCATCTGTAAATTTTGCCGCCGTCGAGATAGTACTTGTCCTTGAAATACCGCATACCAGCGGCAGCTGTAATCGGGTTGTCTATCGTGCCGTCTTCGTCTACCGTCACACGTTCCCAGTGTGCGGGAGTCACACTCGGACGCCATGTGGGATTGGCGGATATCGCGTTGTAGCAGCGATATAGATTCCCGCCGTCGCGCACCCTGTCGCCGACAGAATAATCTTTTTCGCCGCTCCACGGTTCAAACAAGCTGATACTTGTCAGAGCTTCGGCGTTTGTCAGCTTCGCGGCGGCTCTTGTTATCATCTCGCGGAAGCGTTTTGCCTGCGTCCTCGTCATATATCCGCACCCCCTGTGATGATATCCAGCGCCTCGGAATCGGATATTCCCTCGTCAGATTTGTCGATTTCCGTCCAGTTGCCTGCGCTGTCGTTGACTCCGAGGTGGACGGTTGCCGCGATAACATCGCCTTTTTGCAGTGCCTTACCGTCGTCTGCCGTGAGTATATTACCGTTTATTGTCATGCTGTTACCACCGTCCATCCTTTATTTGTTGCCACCGCAAGCGTAGCTTCCGGGATTCCTGCCGTCACAGCTGGTGTGCTTTTGAGCGTGATTGTCCGTGCCGTTTCCGATGTGGATATATCCGGCAAGGTATTAAAAAATGCAAGTACAGCGTCCGCTTCGAGCGCTGTATACGAGAGGTTTATGTCGCCCGGAAAGCTTGTTAGATTTTCGCCGCCGACAAAAAGTAGTTTGCGAAGGCAATAACAGGGCTGACCGGCATAAAAAGGATTTGTCCAACCTGTGATATCACTGATATCACAGGTCAGCTCTTCGAGGCGTGTACACTGCCTAAAGGTTTCCCAGCAACTTGAAAGTTTGACTGTGCCGACAAACTTGCGCAACTCCGTAAGATATAACCTTGTAGTCGGTTTGCATATGCCTGACTGCGTTTTCACATAAAACGTCCGCGACAGCGCGTTTGGAATACCGTCTGCGAAATTATAATAATATTGGCAACCTTGCAAATTACCCGCCGTCGTGAATGACTCCGTTGCCGCACCTACGCCTACATCATCTCTGTGGACGACGATATCTAAAACACCATTATTGATATAATACTCTCCGGTTCGCGTGTTGCTCCAAACGCGATACCAGAAGTCTGATGTTTCAAGTTTTACGACAATTTGCTTCGTGCCGTCTCCCATTATGTCGTTGTAATCGGCATAATCAAAGATTCTTGTTATTGTGCAGTCCCCGGCGTATCCCGTTCCCGCAGCAATTACGGGGGTATCGTTTTCAAAAGCGACAAACTCGCCGTTGACTACCTTCCCGGCGGTCATTGTGCAGTTACCTTCACACCTAAAGCCAAATGACACTTTGTTAGTGCCGGTTGGAAATAACTTAACAAGACAATACATCGTCCGGTTTGCAACCTTGTCATAATCCGGCAGTCTAAGCCACTCGGCAGGGCGTGTCCCCTGATAAACTTCGCGCGGGTCAGACTCCGGCGCGGAAGAGCCGCCTGTTATAGTGTCGACCGCATCACCAAAGCCCTTGGCTGAGTCCCATGCTATTTGGTCTGCGCTACCTGTCTTGGCACGAATGCGACCGGCTGTGTAAGTCATTGCGGTGTCAAGCGCAGCGGAGTCAACTACCTTGTCGTATGCCATCAGTAATTACCCCCCGTCCATTTTGGCAGGGCGGCGAGGGTGTCTTTGACCATTTCTGCCTTGTCTGCCGCCGTCCAGTAGTCAGTACCTTTGACTGGAGTCTTGCCATTTGTACCATCTTTGCCGTCTGCGCCGTCCGCACCTTTATCACCTTTGAGTCCGACATCGGAGCCATTGTAGCGAAGTTTGCCGTCAACCGCTGATATCAGATCAAGCACAGATTTGTTGTCGTGCTCGTGCGCCTTAAACATCGCCGGAAAGACAAAGCCATCTAAGATACGCTGCAAATCCATACTTACTGTTTCTCCACTGCCTGATTGCAGATTGCAGCTAATATACTTTGCAAACATACCCGCAAGCGCATAATACATTGCGACATCAAGTCCGCTTTTAACTGTGTCAGACTCAAGTTCAATATCCGGGAAAGTGGTTTGAACATCTTCTGACAGCGTGTAGCTGATGTCCTCTGCCGTTGAACCTCCGCCACCTATAACCTTGCCATCGTACAGCAGCGTGCCGGTATCATCGGCGGTCAACAGGTCAATGACCGACTTGTTATCATGGCTGTGCCGTGCGGCGGTGTTCCGGTTGACTTCATCGACAATGCCGGGCTGTTGCAGATCTATAGAGCTGTCACCGTCCGCCGTTTGAGAAAAGTGCAGTCTCACCATTCTGGACTTATAAATCTGTTCACTGCCGACATATCCGATAAGCGTTACGCAGCAGTAGGGTGTTGCCGTGACCGCCGACGGCAGAGGATATGAAAATGCTCCGTCCGTGGTCTGTAAAATTATCTCCGACAGACCGCCGGGCTCAAAGCAAAGGCGATACACTGCCTCTGCCGGCATGATAGCCGGTGGAGTAACAATAAGCTCCGTGGCGTAATGTTCCCCTATTATTCCGGCTTCGCAGTCATATCGGTTATCGGCAAAATTAAGCCGACACTGTCTCATCTTCTTCAACAATAATTTCACCTGCTTCCCGGTCTTTGTCGTCCTCTTCGAGCGAGGACAGCAGTTTGTTGAGTTCGTCTTTAATGCCGATGCATATCGTTCGACAGTTTTCATACATTCTCTGTTCGTCATCAAGCTCAGCCATACGGACTTGGATTTTTTCTGCAATTTTTGTAGTTGTCATATCTTCTGGTTTGATACCTCCTTACGCAAGTTTTTTGTAAATACCGTTGCCGTTAAACTCCGCATACAAACCGGTATTGTCAACAAACAGTCGTCCAGTGTACCCGCCGCCGGATTCAAGTTCAAGGCTCATACCCGCTCCGCCGCTACCGCTTGAGTAGATGTTGATTCGCGCCGGAATTGTGCCTTTTGAGTTATTAGCAAGCTGCATAAACGCTTTTGCTTTGTTTGTCGCACCTATTTCCGCGCTTATGTCCGTTGCCCCGAAGGGAGCGTGAGATATAAAGCCTATACTTTCGCCGTTATTATCAGCCAGTATCTCGTTGACCTCGACACACTGTCTGAACCGCGCTCTTGCCTTTTCGATAAGCGCATAATCGGTCTGCCAATGTATTATTCCGGTTTTGTTCTCGTCGCTTTCGCCGAATCTAAAGCCTTTTGTGTTTATCCCGTCAATGCTTGGCAACGGCGACGCAAATGTCGCATAATAGTGGTTGTCCACCATTGCGTCAGTAACAGTCAAATAATTGTAATTTGTACCCGTCGCCATATTTGTGGCGTAGTACATTTGCAGATATCCGCCCGACAAGTCGGTTTTAAATGCATCGCTCTCCGCCGTGAAAGACCCATCTTCAACCTTTATGCCCTGCGCGTTAATGGTAGTTGTTGCGTTATTCAACTCGGAAATACTGTTAAAGCGCACGTTGATCTCGTTGCTCAGCTGCTCAATCGTCGATGATGTTACATAATCTCCTTCGATTTTTGTCACCTTTGACTGGATGCTGCTCGCTGTCTGCTTCAGCGTGCTCACCTCGCCGGACAGCCCGCTCACATCCTGCACAAGCGTCTGTATGCTGAGATTTTGATGATCGACTTGCAGCTGCACCTTTTTGAGCGTCTGCATAACGCTGCCTGCCATCTTGTAATCAGTTTTCTTGACTATCTGAGCCTCTGCGGACACTTTTGACTTGATGCGAGCAGTAGTTTCTATCTGCAGCACCGTAGCCGTGAAATATGTCCCGTCCTTATCCTGGACGCTTATGCTGTCATTCAGGTCGAGAATATAATCATCAATGCAGTCGGTTATCTGAAACGGCACGATTGACATGCCGAAGATCTGCGCTGCAACGGTTTTTATGCTGCTCTCCCGCGTTTTGTCGATGAAGGGATTATCGTCTATGCGCCACTGGCAAAGATTCTCCGGTGCGATTGACGGGTATGTGATATCATCGTCATATCCGTCATGCCCGAAGACCAATGAGTTTATAACGCCGAACTTAGGCTCCTTTGAAACCGCCTTATACCGCGCCTTGCCTATCTGAATACCCGTACTGACCGGCTTGCTTATGCGCAGTCCCCCGGTACGGCTTATCTGCGCTATGCAGCCGCCGAGTTCGGCGGCGCGGGAGATCAACTCTCGGTCTGTAACTGAGGCGTCCATATTCGGCGCCTCTGTCAGCTTGAAAGTCGACATCGGGAAAGTCGTTGTCTCGAGCGTAATGTCGTGGCGCGCGCATATCTCCCGCACGAAAGCGCCCAATGTTGTCGGATAAGTCAGGCTGCCGCCATACGCGCAGTCAAAAAGCACTGCACGGTCAGTACCTTTGAAAGATATCGACCGTGCAGTTTTGTTGTTTGTAATGTCCTCGTCCTTGGCAGTAAAAAGCCCCAACGGAATCCATGTCACCGAACCGTTTATCTCGAGTCCACGATATACAGATACCTCTTTTCCGTTCAGGTCTATGGACCCGTCGAGATTGTATATCTCAAACTCACAGCTTTTCGCCGGAAACCCGCCTATCATTTTGCTGTTGGAATGCGATATCTTCGGGTATGTTTTCAAATACTGCTGTCCGGTATAAGTCGCATTTCCTACTACTATTTTTGACTTCGGCACACGGACCCTGGAGGATGCTATGTAGTTTTTATAGCTTGTACTCGCTGCGTACATATTTTGTCCTCCTTAACTGTTCGGAACGGTCTGAACGAAACGTAGCTCAAACGCCTCAATGACGTATTCGCCGTTAATCAGCGCGTGTGCCGTCACTGCATCAGAAACCGGGTACATCGTCTTGGTCAAAAACGCACCGGCACGAAGATCATAAAATTTTACAGTACATTCGGTCATCGCCCTGACTTGCAGAATTTTCCTGATCTCCGCCTCGGTCTTATCCTTTTCAAATGTCAGAATGAGCTTGTCGCGCTCCGGCAGAACTTCGCGGATCATCAAATTTTCATCGGTCGCGCCCGACCCTTCCGAGTCAGTCTGCGGATATTCCCAGCCTATCCCGTCGGCGGTGAGCGTTATGCTGCCGTTTATAAGCACTTCATATTTTTCCACGCTTTACACCTCCAGAAGAATCCTGCCCTCGGCTATCTGGGCTTCGTTGATAGTTTTGATTATCGTGCGCCCGTCGGGATAGCGGATAAGCAGTTCGAGCTGCAGCTTAACCTTTTGGGCAAAGCCGCCCGCCTTGGCGAGTGCAAGCTCAACCTGCTCGCGAATCTTTGACTCGGGCGACACTATTTCGCCCTCACGGGTGTTGTCGCCGACGATGGCAAGCTGCGGATTGTTGGCTGCCACCCAACCGCCCTGCGCGAGGCGAGGCAGCTTTATAGTGGGAATCTGGCTTATGTTAAAGCCTAAAGACTTACCGCCTATGCCGGGAACCCAGTCAGGCACATTCCATTTTATCGAGTTAAATCCCCTGATAAGCTTGTTTATGCCGCTGCCTATACGGTTCACGAGATTCTCAAATGTGGCTATTATCATGTTGAGCGGTGTCTTTATAACCGCCGACATAGTATCAATAGTACCTTTAAAAATGTTCTTGATACCGTCCCACGCTTTTGACCAGTTTCCGGTGAAAACACCGGTTAAGAACTGTACAATACCTTTCAGTATTGTAATTATCCCGTTCGCGCAATCTATAAATCCCGCTATTATGGGCTCGACTATATTCATCATATCGCGGAAGCTGTTTACAAATTTGGGATAAAGATAATCCTGCACCCATTTTACAATGGGTACAATAACCTTATTATAGATTTCAAGCGCATCCTGTATCAGTTCTCCAACGAAGCCAGTGAGGTTATCAGCTAACGGTTTTACATGGTCAGTCCACAGCCTTGTAACCGTCCCCATTATGATATCCCAGCATGGCTTCATGTAATTATTCCAAGCATTCAGGAACAAATTCTTTGTATTTTCAATGGCTGTTCTGACATTATCAAAAATCGGGGCTCCGTATGTCTGCCAGTTGTCATATACAATGTCCCATGCATCCTGATAAACCTGTGTGAAAAACTGCAGTGCCGGTACTGCTCCCTCGCGCCAGGTCTTATCGAATATTTCTTTCACGGAGTCAAACAGCGTCTGCAAGGTTTTTACGCATTCGGTGGAAAACTGCGTGAGCACAGGCAAACCTTTTGTTACAAATTTTTGAAGCCTCGGATACACGGCAACATTCCATAGATCCCTAAAAACGGCGTTTACACTGTCATATAGACCTAAAAAGATGTCAGCCGAAGCGTGACAAAAGGTTTCAAAAAAGTCCTTCAAATCCGTTGATGCCCAATTTTTTATCGGCGATTCGAGCTTGCGCAGATCTTGCCAAACTCTTTTGATTAGCGCTTTCGTCTGCTCAATTTGTCTTTTCAGTTCTTCGCGTTCCTTTTCAAAACCTGCCGCAAAACCGCTCCAAAAAGTCGAAAGCTTCTCTTTGAGTTCATCAAGTCTGGAATCGACAGCAGAAACTCCGCTCGTTATTGCTGAGGTTGTAGGATCAGCTGCCGCCACTCCTGAAGAGCCACCAGTGCTTGTATCCGACGAGCTTGACTTGCTCAGCACGTTTATCTCATCGTAAGAAGTGAAGGCTTTTTTGACCTTTTTCGCGGCTTTTTCGGCAGCCGTGCCGGTGTTGTCAATAGCCTCGGCGGCCTCCGTTGCCCCCGCAGTTACGCCGCCAAGGGATGTCACATCGGGCATCTCAAGCCCGATTGATGCCATCGCCGTTTTCAGCAGACCCAAAAACTTCAGCAGCGCGTCAAGCGCGGTCTGAATTGCCGGGATAAAAAGGTTTAGTATCGGTATTATCACATTGCCGATTTCTGTTTTTAATGACGTGAATGTCGCAGACAGTTTTGCGACCCTGCCGGCGAAAGTAGTGGCATATTTTGCCGCGTCGCCTGTCTGCCACTTTGTTTCCTCCATGATGCCGTTGACTTCGGCTTCTATCTTCTGCTGCTGCGTAAGTGCGTTTGTTGTTGTGCCGATAGACTTGGCATAATCTTCCCACATTTTCGCCACATTCTTGGTAACACCTGCGTTGTCAACAAGGATAGAATTTTCGTTTTTCAGACCCTCCGTCGCCGTGGAGATGGCATCACCATATGAATAAGACGCCTGACGGCTAAATGCCGCAGCATCTTTCAGCGCAGTCATTGTCTTTTCTATCTGCTCGGTGCTGTATCCGCGAGCCGCAAGGTTTTTGTATGCGGTCACAGCGTTGTTAAGCGGCACGAGACCGTCAGAAATATAATCCTGGATAAATCTGTTTGCTTCGCCGAATGACTTCTTCTGCCCGTTCAGAATGGAACTCAGACCCACCCACGCGGACTGCGTCTCGCTCGCTACCTCAACGCACTTTTTACCGAAAGAAACGACGGCGGCCGCCGAAAACGCAACGCCTATTGCCTTGCCGACCTTGCCCATCGCGGACGAAAACACGCTCTGAGCCTGTCCGGCCGCGCTTTTTATTTCCTTAGAAAACGCACCACGGTTTGTGTTTATGTTAAAAAACACAGAGCCAACATTAGTGCCCTGCGGCATATTCTCACCCCCATGCGAGATTTTTAAAGAGCTGTTGGAACTGTTCCACGGTCATCGTATACTGCACAGGACCCGCCTTAGCAGCACGGAACCGCTGCCACTTTCGGCGGATATCCTTCTCGGCATTCGTCATCTCGCGTATCTTCTTCGGGTCCTTTTCGGATCTGACCGAGATAACATATCCGAGCGGCGTATCGTGCATAATGCCTGCCAGCAGTTTCCTGTACTCCCTGACCGATATATCTTCCGTCAGAAGCCTAATACCGTACTGTTTGGCAAATGACGCTACAATAAGCGGCTCGTCAAACTGCTCGTCGTAGTAGGCTTCCTCGGTTAGTTTTTTCTTTCTTTTGCTGCTTTCTTGAGATCTTCATAGTCCTCGCCGGTTATGGCTGCCATGACGTAAAATGACAGATTCGTATAGCCGGAAACGGATATGTCGCTGTTTACCAGCTCGGCAACAGCTTCCTTGCCGAGCGCAAGGGTGAGGATTTCCATGTCGGAATCGTCTCCGCCCTTTTCCTGTGCCTGCTGAATTTTGTCCCAGGTGGACTTTCTGTCATCGACAAGGTAAAGCTTGTCGCCGATTTTAAGCTGCGGATGATTGTCGCCCGAAAGAATGGCGTCGCCTGTATCGATTATTCTCATATTGATTCGCTCCTTTGAGATTTTGGATAAAAATAGGACTGCCGTATTGTGCAGCAGTCCCGAAAATTATGAGCCCGTAGCCGGTGTGTAGGTCGGCTTGCCGTTGCTGATAAGGTCAAACGCCAGCGGATTGACGGCGGTCGCATCGTCGCCGGCATAATCGCTGACCGACACGACGACATCGCCGGTAAACGTCGCACCGTCGGGGAATGTCACCTTGATTTTGGAATCGCAGTCGCGTCCGTTCTTGAGCGCGAGTCCTGCAATATAATCGTTGCCGGGGTCACCGACATTGCGCTTGCCGCTCATGGAAAGCGTGTATGACTTCGCGGTCGCCAGCGCTCTCTGCCAGCCGTCCTCGGTGATTGAGTTCCAGGTCTCTACGCCGGTCTCAATCGAAAGCTTTGCATTTTCCATGTCGGCTATCGGCGCAAATGTCGAGCCGCTTGTGCATATCTCGATGTCGAGATCATACACTGGGAAAACTCCTGAAAAATTAGCCATATTTTCACTCCTTTTTTATTTGTCGTAATAGACATCGAATTCAAAAGAATATTCATATACTCCGTTGCCGTCTGTCCCCAAGTCAATAGGACCGTCATAGCGGGAGATAACGAATGCCCTTTTTCCGTCGATTTCAAAGTTTTTCTCATCGAAAAAGTCGTAAATGCTCTGCGCCTTGTTTTCGGCTGCATCTGCATTTCGTGTCCAGCGCAGCAGAACCGTAACAGACAGCATGCCGTAGCTTCTGTTGACTTTACCGCCCACAGTCTGCACCTTTGCCGAGCCGACTCGGGAGTGATAGAAACAAATCGCTCTCTCAGCGTCGTCGTCTATCTTCCCGATGGAGATAGTGTCCGTCCAGCTGTATGCGGTTTTAAAAAAGTCTTTTAATACTTTCAGCGTCATCCGCCGCAGCTCCTTTGCATGAATTTCGCGAAGACCCGCTTTGCATAATCCTTTTTCTGACCGGAGATATACGGCTCGAACCACGCTCCGCCCGCCGCTTTGTTTTCAGTCCGATTGAAATTGTACTCGGGGTGAAAATAAAGCCTGCGGGCATACGGCGTATCGGACACGATATATACCTTGCCCGTGGCCGCTTCTTTGTCGTCGATGAAAGTGGAGCGGTTCTGCAGCTGTCCGGTCTTAAACGGCATCGTCTCCGACTGCTGAAGATCCGTCTTCAGCGCGTCTGCCGTTTTTACCAGGTTGCGGGAAATTGCTTTTTCAATGAGGTTTATGTTTGCCGTGTTGAGCTTCACCGTGACCTTCATTTCAGCTCAAACTCCGTATGATTCACCGTACCATCCGGATTCTTCGCTCGGATACCTGAATATATCGTCATTTCGCGGCCGCGGACAGTAACGGTGCCGCTCGATATTTCGCGCATCTTCGGCGCAATATCGCCTTTTACGATAACCTTGCCGACAAGCTCGGTATATTTACCGTCTTTGTCGTACAGCCGTTTCCTGCGCTCGGAATAGATGCAGGAGGCTTTTATCGGGGCGTGAGTCTTCGGCTCTCCGTCCTCACTGATGTCGGGCTCGTCAAGCCGTATTTCGCAAGGCGTAACGCAAAGGAAATCCGGGAACGGCAGTTTCTTAATGCTGTTTGCCATCATGATATCCTCCCTGTAAGTCCGGTCTGCTGCAGCAGGGCATACGCTACGGGACTCATTCCGAGTCGCTCGTAGACCTTGCCGGAATCCTTGACCGTAACGCTTATGTCAAGCACGCTATAGCTCTGTATACCCGAGCCGTCATATCCGTTTTCGTGAATATAATCCGCCTGGTAACATGCGGCGAGCCTGATTTTTTCCTGCTGAAACTCGGTAAGGTTTTCAAAACCGCGCCCTTTGATGCGGTTGAAGGTCGCTTCGTCAATCTTTATCTCGGCCAAAGACAAAGAGGCTTCGATTTCACACGAAGCCTCCTGCGTACCGTGAAAAGATTCTAAGTAGAAATTGACGTCAGCATACATTATGCATCAACTCCGTCAAGCGATATCGGTGTCGACAAACACGCTGTCGACCTTGTTATCCTTGCCGTTGGGGAATACGAATACATCGGAGAAAGCACGGTTCTGATACAGCCAACCGTCGCCCTCGGTGTGCGCTCCCGGTGCGAAGAAGTAAATACTGTTGACCTTCGGCACGAACTTCGTGGTAAGAGGCGAAGCAATCAGAATATTGATCTTCTTCGAGCCGGCAGCATCAACCTCGTAGTAGCTCGAAGTGGACGGATTGCCGGTCGGGCTCTTGACGGCGGTATACTTTTCACCGCTCTTGGTGTAATAGGTCTTACCGGCCACAACGCTGGTATCGGCTGATGCCTTATAGGTCGTCTCTGCCGGCGCGAAACCGCCATCCTCTCCGTCAAAGTCGAAAGTGTCATAGAACACCTCGTCGTCGATGACCTCGAATACAGGGACACCGTCAATCTTTGTGACGCGGGTCTCGATACCGATGCCGCCCTCTGCGATCTGAGTCATCTCGATTTTCTTGGCAAGCTCAGTGCTCTGCTCGAGAAGATCCATTATTTCCGATCTGACATAGACGATAAGCGCACCCATCGCCTTGTATCTGCGAAGCTTGCCGGAGCCGAGTGCCTTTTTGATTTTGGCAAAGACATTGGCAGCGGTATAATCACTGAGCTTTGTTTCGGTATGATAGCCGTCGAGCGTCTTTGCCTTTGTCGCGACGCGGGAGAAGAAGAGGGCGTTCGCCTCGGGCACCTCCTGGGTGCGGACGAATACCTTGGAGATGTTCTCCATCGATGCGGTCGCATTGGTCTCATCAACATCAAGCTTGTCGACAAGGAACTCCACATCTCTGTCGTGTTTGAGGGTAAAAGGAACATCGGTCTGGACGAAGGAACCCCTGTTCCAGCCACCGTTCCTGTTGTGGCTCTTATAGCCACTGGTTGACATCTGAGTGAAATGGAAGGTCTTAGCCGAAAGCCATCTCACCGAGGTCGTGATAAAGGGAGAAACGAGCGAATCCTGGGTGAGGATCTCAAGAAGCTCAGGCTCCCACTTTTCTGCATAGTTTGCCGTATTAGGCATTTTTCAACACTCCTTTAATAGTTAAATCTGTTCCAGCTCTTCTGAGCCGTCTTCCTGGCGGGCTCTTTCTTGCTCTTGTCTTCCTGACCGTCCCCGCCTATGCTGAATCCGGGTCCCCCGTCCTCAGCCTTATCGGTCAGCTCTGTCCACGTTTTGAGCAGTTCGGTGACTGCGGCGGAAGCTTTTTCGCGGCTGAATTTGCCGTCATCGTCGAGGCAGTCCGCGCGGTCGATGAGTTTGACCGCCTTAGACACCTTGTCTGCTTTGACATGTGCCGCGAGCATCACAGCTTCCAGGACTGCGCCTTCGGCCATTGCACGAGCCTCTGCGAGTTCGGCGGCTGCTCGGGAGTTCTGCTCCGCGCCGTCCGTCTCCGGCTCTTCCTGCTTATCAAGCTGCGCCTTCTCGATAAGCTCTTTGACCTTTGCCCTGTCGGTCTTCTCGGTTATGCCGAGCTCCTTCATAAGCTTGGCGACTGCCTTCTTGCTGTTCTTGACACTGATGTTGTTTACTTCCTCGTCGGTGTACTTTTTTTCGGGCTGAGTCTGCTCATTCTGCTCCTCGTTGCCCTGCCCCTCCGTGGTTTCAACATTCTTGTTTTCTTCTGCCATTTTTTACTCTCCTTTTCTCAGTTAAGGTCAACTGTTACCCTGTTTTACGATACAGGCAAACGTTTTTTGGATATATAAAAACAGCGTCTTGCATTTGAATGCAAAACGCTGTGATTATTAAATTAAACTATTACAGATTAAAGCCTGAACTTATCAACTTACAAATAAAATCGTCGGTTCCATTGTACTCTTGAACTCCGAGAACATCGAGTGCTGCCGTCGCAAAACTTTCAAGAGGCATCCCCATAAAAGAAACACCCGAATCAAGCATTTTTGTTTTAAGAAGTTCAATAAATTCTGGCGATGTACATCTGGATTTTGCGCCAAAAATAACGGCATTTAGATTAAGGATCGGGATATCTGACTTAGCACCTAATAACACCGCATTCATGTCATTCGCAGACATTCTCGATATAAGAGAACTAACACTGTTGTTTGTATTTACTGATTTCATTATCACGGAGCACCTCCAATCTTTTTGCAATATCGTTTCTTCCGATACTTTTTGCCAGATCTATTTCCACCTGATAAGCATCGATCTCACGCTTAATACATTTTTCCGGGTTCTGAAAAACTCTCATCCCGAGCCATCCGTCTTTCATATCGTCTTCTGCGTGCCTAAGTTCATGAAGCCACGCACCGTAGCTCGCATTTTCAGAAATATAGACAGTTCCAGGTTGACCTTTTGATAGACCCGGTGAATACGAAAGTTTTTCAGCCTTCGTTCTGATTAACGAGACTCCCATCTCCTCAAGATGAGTTTTAATCGCCTTTATTTCCTTTGGATTTGAATCTTCTGCGCTTCCGAGTGCTTCTCGCAATGGGTCATCCGTAGTTCTAAACTGGCTTATATTTATTATATCACTTTTTTTGAATTTTTCAACACCATAGGGTGATATTTTTCGCTCCCACTCTTTGAGCTTCGCCTGATATCTCGCCACATTCTCGGGGTCGACGCTGCCGACAGTCAGACGCTTGTACCGCTGCACCATGTTTTCTATGTGCGCACGGTTGTATCGTCCGTAATCGGAAACATCGTTTTCCTCGTTGTTGTAGTGATTGATTTCTTCAAGCTCCGGATAATAGGTTCCGAGTCCGTGCCGGCACCGAGGGTGGAACAGCCCGAGCTTCATCGCCTCGGACAGCAGCATATAGTCGCCGTCGTCCGGCTTGCCGCCGGAATACACATCATCGATGAGCACCTTGCGCTCAAACGGTCTGCAGAGTTTGCAGGCAGTGGTATGGTGCGAAATAATTACGAGCGTCTCGCCTATGCTTTTGCGAAATTCGCCCTCACCCACCATATATGCCCGCTGGTTCGCCGTTCGAACGGCCATTGAAGCATAGTCCGCGATGTTGACCCTGCGTCCGTCGCGGTACTCGATGCAGTTGATTCCGCGTTCCAGAAAGTCTTTCACGGCCATATCGTATGCCTGTGTTTCGGTCATCACGCCGTTTGAGGCATACATTCCTGCTCGAAAGATGGTCTGCCGATAGGTGTCGTTCATCATACGCAACACGGCAGTATTTGCCGCACCGAGATCGTTTTGCAGGGCGTTAATCATCCCGCTTATCTTTCGGTCGTTGACCTTGAAGAAGCTTTTGCGCATGGTCTTTGCGGATTTATAGCCCTTGCCGAGGGCTTTTTTATAGCGCTTCAGCTCATGCTCCGAGCCTTGCCGCAGCTCCGCTTTCATATGCTCCGATACTCTGTCCGACAGACCGCGAGTTCGGCTGCTGATAATCTGCCGGTTCTCGCGTTGGTAGCGTTTCAGCTCCTTGAGCTTTTCCGCCTGCCACTGAGGGTATCTGAGCCCGGCGTCTGCCTCCTCGGCAAGATGACGGGCGAGGTTACGCTGCATCGACTCGATGAGATAAAGCTCCATATCGCGATAGATCTGTGCTATCTCTCTGTCAAAATCAACGCCGCTCATCTGTTACCTCACTCAAAATCGTTCAGCGCGGGTTCGTTCATTTCGAGGATACCGCGCTCCTCTTTTATGCGCTTGACCTCTTCCGCCTTCCAATCGTCGTCCTTGTCGTCGCCGTAAAGCTCGTCGACCTGGGTCTTGGTCGACATTATGCCGCTGGTTGCCGCCTTGCCGATAGTCTCGACCTGTGCCTCGAAGGACGGGTTCGCGTAACCGCCGAAGTTAACGGTGACTTCAACCTCTTTGCTCTCGCGGCCGTTGAGCGTGCAGTAAAAATCAAGAGACGCCTGAACAAGGTCGCGTATTGCCTTGTTGAGGACATCGGTGACCCGGTTGCGGGTATAAAGCGTGGTTTTTTCCTTTTCGCGCTGCGCCTCGGCGTTGTCGAGCTTTTTAACATCGATGCCGAGCGTGGACGGGGAAATTATGCCCTGCAGACAGAGGTCAAGCGCGGTGCAATACGAGGACAGTAAAGCCTCATACTGGATGGTGCCCTGTGTCGTCTCGATTTTCTGCTGCGCGCCCTCCGCCATGCTGCCCTGCAGTTGGATATAATCATTATCAAAGTCATTACTTTCGAGAACCTCTCCGGTGCGGACATTGCGCGGCAGCAGGTCGACTGGTATGTACTCCTTTATCTGACCTTTGCGCACGGCGAGCATCCACTGAGAAAACACCTCGTCAAAGGCATCAAAATCATCGAGCTTGCCGTCATAGATTGATTTTCCGCGCCCGGGGTAGATAGTTGACCGCCGGAACATCAAGGGCACTGCGGGCAGGAAATGAGCGTTATTTTTGATGTTCTTGCATCCTTCAAGCTCCGGGAATGCAGAAATATCTACTTCCTTATCGTTCGACACATCCACCAGCGAATATGTTATGCTGTCATAGTCGTACCGCTCTTTGAGCAGATACGGCTTCTGATTGATAGTCCGCTTTGTCTTGAAAACAACCGCACTGATTCTGCCGCGGTTATACTCAAAATCCACACGGTCAGCAGGATAGAACTCAATGATCGGCAATTTGCTAACCGTGGGGTCATACGACAATTTAAAAGCGCCGTCACCCAGATACAAAGTGTCCCGGACGGCGTCGCTTATTATGTCGGTTATGAGGTTTTCTTCGGCTATGTCCTCCCACACCTTCCCCATGTCGGGGTCATCAACGGTGATAGCATACAGGTCTCCGACACAAACATCGGTCAGCGTATCGACTATCAGTGACGGCAGCCCGGTGTGAATTTTGCGGATCTTCATTCCGCGCGTCGGCTTGCTGCCCCAAAAGTGTCCGTTGCCTATGTTGTCCTGAATATGCGCATAAAGCTCTTCGATTTCGTTCGCCCTGCCGCGATACCAGATACGGTCTTTAAATACTTCGGCGTCATGGTCCATAAGCTGATGGATATTTATAGACACTCCGTTATCTGTGCTGATATTCAAAAAGTTCCTTACGGCGGTTCTGACTCTGTCGCCTAGGCTCATTTAATCACCCTCCTGTTACTGCGCCGATCTGCTTAACATACGGCAGCCATCCGTACTGCGACGCATTTATTGTGTGGTCGTTTCGGTCTTCCGGCTGATTGTCTTTGTCCTGCTGCCAGCTGTACAATTCAAGCTCTGCGATGTGGTTCTTGCAGTGGTCGCACACAAGGTAATGCCCCGTGTGCAGCCAGCCGAGCTGCAGGTTTATACGGTCAATTATCTTTGTCGCCTTATAGGCGTTGTTGAAAGAATAGAGACAGGCGTTATTCCGACGGTACTTCAAAAGTTCCGTCATAGTTGCCTGATCCGCGGAATCGATAAAGACATTCCGTGCGAGCCCCCACTCCTTGCGGTTGCGCTCCAAAAAGTCAATGTAGTTGCGCACCGTGTCGCTCGGCGCTATCGGCTCGCTGATGTCTCGGTTGTTATAGACCCGCTCGTCAAGGCATATTACCTTTCGGTCGTCGGTGATGCCGAGAAACATCATCGCTATCGTGTCCGGAGACTGCGAGGAATACGCCGTATCAAGCCCGGACGAAAACGCGATGAACTCAAACGGATCATTCTCATCCTCTAAGCGCTTGCGTATCACCGCTTTTGATATAACATGCCGCTTGCAGTCAAAATTAGAAAAGACAAGCCCGGTGGCTCGTCCTCTCAATCCGAGTATTTTATTCTTGTAAATCTTTGTACCGGCGGGAACGTTGCTTATAATCTGCTGCCGCTTTTCGGGTGTCAGGGCGGCATTGTGGTCAAACGAAAAGTACCACCACACCCAACCGGGCTTTGCCGGCTCGGAAAGCATCTCAAGCAGTTCCGTCGGCGCGTCGTCCACATATTCGGGTAACGGCCTGGAACGGTTGATATATTCCGAATACACCGGAAGGTTCGGATCGTCGGGGTTGAGCGTAGCAAGCAGATAATCGCAGCGCATAGCCGCCTCGCGCACATACTCCATATCCGCAATGTTTATCTCGTCGATATAAAGGCAGCCATACTGGCCGCCCAGAGCCTTTTTCCAGCGAGCTTTGTTGTCGTAGCCGAGCACATATATTATTTTATCCTCTGCTCCTGTTCGAAAGACGATATGCGGCAAGCTGTACTGACCCTTACCGCCGCTGTTGTATTCTACCCGGGAGCCGAACACGTCTATAATGCCGAGCTCCTTGTTGATGATGTTTTTTTCGATTGTTCCGGTGTCCAAGCCGCTGACGATGTGAATCTTTTTCGGGCTCGCCGCAACGCGGAACATAAACTTCATAATGCCGACCGTAGTCTTGCCGGCATAGGTCGTCCCCTCGAGGAACTCGACCGACGCCGAGCGGCAGCGGAGGAAATCGCGGAACTTCTTACTCAGCAGGACCTCACTCATTGCTGCTCAACTGCCTCAGAATACTGTCGAGCTTGTCAGACGGTTCTATCTTAGCTTCAATACCGTCCTTGAACAGACAGAACCGCTTTCCGAGCAGCTCCGCAGCCTTCAGGCGCTCCTTTTCGTCCGGCGGCTTATCCAGCACCTTTGCCGCACTGCAGCCGTCGCCTTGACCTTCTACAACCACGACGCTCGCCGTGCTGTCTCCGCGCATCACGGCGGTGAGGTACTCCATGACCTCCTGCGCGTCGGCTATCTTTTTCGAGCTCAGCTCATCGAGTTTTGCTTCGATGTAGGCTTTAACATTAGCATTTGTTAGCAGCCTTGACGCATTGGCTCTCGCAGCATCATCCGATTTTATCCGCGGATAAGCAGCCTTGTATGCTCTTGTCGCGTTGCAGTCGACGATGTACTCATCTGCAAACCGCCTTTGCTTGTCAGTCATGGGTTCACCTCCATTCTTGTTACTTGAATTGCGAATTATAAACAGCATAAAAAAGAGCAGCCTTTTTGGGCTGCTCTTGGCATTTTTAATTTATACAAAATCGAGTTACTAATCGCCTTAAGATACAATCATATACTTCGTCTTTAGGTCGTTATAACGATTATAGTTTATATACATCTCTTTTTGTAGGCGGCCTACTACTATTCCGGGATCAATATTAACTTTTTTTGCAAAGTCCATAATGGCTTTTTCGGAAAAATCGCCTATGTGAATGAAGTCATCAAACGAGTCCTGAGGAATAAGAACCTCTTTTGCAAACTCGTCGGCTTCTTTTTCATCATCAGCAGTCGGACCATCCGCCTTGCCAATATGACCGTATATTATGTGCGCTATCTCATGGAAAAGACTAAACCAAAAGCGGTCAGCGTCCCTTCCTCTAACGGTAAGACCCATAACAATTTTATCTCCGGAATAGAATGTGGCTCCGTGTAAAAAAGAGCCTTTAATATGAGGCAAAAAGACAACTGCCACGCCACAATCTGCAAGCAAACTGATCAACCGTTCACAAAATACCTGTGGGTTTTCTACCGTCATATTTCTAATCTCCGGCACAGATTTCTTCAATTTATCAATATTTATCGAATTTGTATGAACCTTCTGCGCCCGTATCTTTGCTTGCTGCGCCCAGGCATAAAGCGCAAAATCCGCTTTACCGCCTTCGGCCAATCTTCGACAAGCAATTCCGGGAATAGGTGTACTGTTAAGAAGCCCTAAATTCGAAAGGCCGAAAAACTTTCTAAGCGCAAAAACCTTTTCTTTGTTGTCTCTGCTGTCAGGCACAAAACCGTTTTTAGCTATTTCTTTATATGGGATATCCTTCAGCAGCTCAATATCTGATTCAATTTGATTTTCGGCTTTTACCTGGGCAAGCTTTTCTCGATACAACGACTCAAGATTATTCCAAAAACGAGCTGGGATACCCAAAACAAATTCTAAGCGCAAAGCGACATCGTTTGTTAACTGTACCTCTCCGTTTATAAGCTTACTGACGTGCTTCTCTGATAGATCCATTCGGTGGGCAAATTCTTTCTGAGTCATTTTTCTGTCTTCCAACTGCTCCTTAATGGTTGCACCTGGTGGAATGGCTATCGTTGTTTTGCTTTTCTCCATTCTGTTCCTCTCCTTTACTCTATACCCTTTCTTGATTTGTTTATATGAATAAAACCATTAATCAATGATAATCTATTATCTCTAAAATTTTTACTATCTTCAACACTCTATCTTTTTCAGTAAAAACCAACCTGTATGGATGCTTTAAATCCATTGCATACATACCATCCATATCACCTTTTAACGGATGGCATCTGCCTATTCCATTAGGAACGAGAGGATTAGGAAGCAACATATCTATCGAATCTGCCGCTGTTATCTGATCTATCCTCAGATGCAAGAGCTGTGCCGTTTCTACATTAAATTTTTTTTGAGCTTCTTCAAAAATCGTACAAACTTTTTCAAGCTTGTGATTTTTATACTCAATCTTCAAACTTTCGCCCCCGTTTATAATATTTACCTATCAGGTAAATTTATTATAGCAACTTTTAGAGAATATGTCAACATTTAAAATAAAGCCCCGCTATTTATGACGCCGCGGGGCAGGCGTGGTGAAAGGGGACATAAAAATGAAGAATAGAATATCGGTACATTCTTCAGCTTAAAGGTTAGCACATATGTGTGTGCCATGTGTGCCAACTTTTAATTTTTCGCGATAAATCTGTAACAGATATGCTTGACGCTGTAAGAACTACTACCGATTTTATCCGCCACATCTTCCCATGTCAGTCCCTCGATAAAGCGCAGCGTGAATATCTGCCGGGTCAGGCTGTCGGGAATGTCCGATATGTAGCGCTCAAGTCGGCTGCGCTCATATATGCGCTGCTCGATTTTAGCCTGGATTATAGCTTCGAGATCCGTTATCTCCGCTATGCAGCGTTCAAGCGCAGGCTCAGGGTTCGGGCTATGCGGCATACCGTCGTAGTTCGGCGACC